CAAATCAAAATGCCGCCGCATTCGTTCAGATCCAAACATGTAGGGCAATTATCATAATTGCTTATGATGGCTTTTAAAATAGGAAGTCTCTTGCTTCTGTGAAAATCTGGATATCATACTTTTTGTTATTAAGACAACTGTCAATAAAACTTAGTTCATTATTAATCAAATCAGCAAAATTCCTAGAACAATCAATCGAATGCTCTAGCCTTATGCTCTTTCGCTCTTGTTCTCTTTGCTTCCTACTTTCTCTTAATTCACGAGATGTAAAATAAAATCCTACTATTACAGCGATCAGATTAAAAAATCCTAACCAATCAACTTTTGATAAATCATAACAATTCATGTCTATAGCCTCCTTTACATCCTATTCATCCTCAGCACCAGTTTCCCGACACATCTGTATTTCTCTACATCAACTGGAATCGGATCGTATTTATCATTCGCCGGCATCAGCAGGATCTGTTTCTCAATGATCTTCAGAATCTTGCATGTGGCGATGTTCTCATCTATGCAGAAGCAGCCGATATCTCCGGATTCGCAGTTTTCTTTGGAAAAGATCAGAAGATCTCCATCATTGATTCCTTTGCCGATCATTGAATCCCCGGAGGCATACTGGGCGAAAAGGTCCTTTTTAGATCTCGGAAGCATGGAGGTAGGAACGGAGATTGTGGAGATTATATTGTCGTCAACAAACATACCCCCGCCACAGGAAAGAGGCAGATATATGTTTACGAATGTGACTGGCTCCGGATGAGGAAGGGAAACAGGAGTGGTATCTTCCCAACCCATAAGATATTCTGGAGAGCATTTTAATGCATGTGCTAATGGTTCGATAATGTCTATAGGCATTTTTTTGATTTGCTCACTCTCATATCTCAAAACAGTAGATTTATTAATACCAAGCGCTTTGGCAACATCTTCTAAAGACAATCCCAATTCTTCCCTACGAGCTTTTATTTTCTCATTAATATTCATATATAGACCTCCGTGTAAATTAAGTATAAGAGAAGTATTGCAAAAAAACAACGTAAAAGTGTTGACATTATGCAACGTTGGATTATAATGAAATCATAAGTTGCGTATATGCAACGCAGGAGAGATGGGAATGATTAATAACAAGTTATTAAAAGAAGAGATGGAAAATCAAGGCTTAAATATAAATAAGCTATCAAATATCTCTGGCGTAGATAAGTCTGTTATTAGCAGAATAACAAAGGGCGAAACGAAGTCTTGTACGGTTGACACGGCACAAAAGATCTCTGAAGCTTTGAACCTTTCTGCCAATAAACTGGGGCTTATTTTTTTTGCAAATGAAGTTGCAGATACGCAACGAGACTTAGAAAATTCTTGACAAATCAGAGAGAGAGATAATCTATCATTACAAATTATCTGTCTGGAGATCATATATGAGCCGGTTTATATAAAGTGCCATACGAACAACTTTTATTTTCTATGAATTAGCATATTAAAAATCAAATAAACACTAAAAATCTCCAGATACTTATTGCGGGAACACACGTCCCTTATAAACCGGCTCATATATTGGTTCGGGCAGAAAAGAGGCAATTATGAAAATCGTTGATAAAGAAACTAGAAAGAAGATCCTGAATAATCCATACATGACCGCTAATGATTTCTATCTGGTTCTACCGATAGGAAAGAATCAGGCATTAAAAATGTTCAACGATGTTTATAACCAGCTTGAATCAGAAGGGGTGAAGCTGTTCCCCGGAAGGCCGAGGACAATTCCGACATCTGAATTCAAGAAACGGTGTTTATGATCAGCCATAACAGAGCTGCTTGCCAAAAGATGAACGGGATTGATTGTTCCAAAGTAGGATAGAAATCTCCCGGGAATCCAACCGGATGGATAATCAAAAAAAACAAATAATACTGGACTAAATGAATTCCCCTCAAAGGAGATTATTCATCCATATATACCGATGAAAACACAGCAGGTAGCTCTGTGGCAATAGAAAGGAAAGGATAGACATTTTGAATAAAAAAGAATTTGAAGAACTGGAAAAAAAGATGTTCGAGATAGAACAGGAAATCGAAGAGATGATGATTGAAATGGCCAGATGGCAGATGGAACAAAGACATGGGGATTCGATGAGATGAATAAGGCTGGAATTTATATCTGCATGAGATCAAACGGAAAACTGGTGATCTTCAGACAATAGGGGGAAATTATGACGAAATACAGAATCTATGACACATACGAAGGCGAATACGATCTGATCGGAATTGCTGAAAACGAATCTGAGATGAAAAAGATCATAAGAGAATATGCGGAAGAATGCGATAACGAATGCTATCTGATCATCCAGGAATACATCGACAGATGGACAGATGAGTTCAATAACAAATACAAGCTGGTGAAGGATGACAAGTTATACAGATGTCATTGCATATGCAAAAACGATAATTCCATGCTGTATGACTTCAGAAAGCACTTTGTATTCGGATATGAACCATCAAGACAGGAATGTGAAAATCTCTTCGTTGATGCGATTTCAAGAGCTAAGATGCCTGATCATGATCCTCTGTTTGCCCTGGCTAAGTAGAAAGGAGAAAGAAATGGAAAAAACAATTGCGGAAAAACGTCAGATTGCAGATGAAATTGTCAAATTGATCCTCAGCAAAAACGTTACTCTCTATGACTTCAACATGATTATTCGATTTGTTGATGAAAAAAAAGGAGACATGCTCCTTAAGGAAAAAGAGTCCGAAGACTCTTAATCCAGATTATCTTTGATTCTCTTAAACAAGTACTTATAATCTTCGACTATCTGATCAGCGTAGTTATTCAAACCGATTTCTTTATTCTCCGCTTTATGATCATCAAGTCTTGATTTAACCGCAATCAAAGTCAAATCATAAGCAATTTGTTCTTTATCCAAACAATCACCTCCTTTCAATTCAATTGTACAGGAGAGAAAAAAGTTCTTTGAAACCCATATACGAGCTGATTTGTAAAACAAAAGTCACCAGTGGTGACGCACTGATGACTCTGGCAGAATTTGTTGCTTACTACAGGTTGCATCTGTTAATCCGGATTGTATGCCCGGCAGAAGATCCGTTCACAATCTTGCTTGGTCTGTATAACCACTTACAGTTCTGCTTCTGTCTGCATAAGTCAGCTCATATATGGGTATCAAAGACAACAAAGGAGAAACATGAAACAGGTAAAACGAGAAACAAGGGATGAGATCCTTAAAAATCCTTATATGACCGCATCAGATGTTTATAAGGTATTGCCGATCGGCAAGAACAAGGCAGCTCAGATGTTCAACGAGCTGTATGAGGAACTGAAAGAAAAGGGGGTGAAGTTATTCGAAAGCAGACCAAGAACAGTTCCAACAAAGGAATTCAAAAAGAAATATTTATAAAAAAAGGCAGCTATATAAGCCGCCAAGTAGATAATCCTGGAAATTTATCTACTTCAATTCTATCAGAAAGGAAGTTAAAAATGAAGCTAAAACAAAGCATTAGGGAAGTCATATGTGTAACTGGAATCTTCTTATTCCTGATCGGCTCGTTCATAAGAGTGATCTTCTATGGCTATCCTTCACTAACGGAAAGCCTGATCTGGATATCTGTGCCTATGATCATGCTGTTAAGGGGGAAACAATGAAACTTACAAATAATCTTAATCTTCCTCAGCCGTTTGTTGATGCGCTGAGTAGAGATTACGAGTACAAAGATAAAAGATACTCAGTCACCGCAATGTTAAAAGGATATAGAGAAATTATTCTCACAAGAAGACACTTCAGTGAAATGGAGGAAGATGCCTCTGATTCCATCTGGATGATCTTCGGTACAGCAGTTCATAAAGTACTGGAAGAATCTAAAGAAGCTAAGGACGAACTAAAGGAAACCAAGATCTATTATGAGTTCCCTAACGGTTATACCTTAAGCGGTCAGCAGGATCTTTACTCGGAATCACTTAAAAGGATCACGGACTATAAGACAGGATCGGTTTGGAAAGTCATATATGACGACTGGGCAGACTACAGAAAGCAGTGTCTGTATTATGCGCTCCTATTCAGGAAGATCGGATTTGAGTGTGACAATGCTGAAATAGTCATGATCCTGAAGGACTTCTCAAAGACTGATTCCAGGGTGAAGAAAGGGTATCCGGAACATCCGGTATTCATCAAACACTTTGATTTTACCGATGAGGAATTCAAAGAAGCTGAAGGAGAGATAATCAGAAAATTCGATAAGATCGACGAACTTAAAAATATTGAAGATGACAAGCTTCCACTTTGCACTAACGAAGAAAGATGGGCTAGTCAAGACAAATATGCCGTCATGAAAAAGGGCGCTAAAAAGGCCTTGAAACTGTGTGACAGCAAGGACGAAGCAGATCAGATCGTTAAAGGCGGAAAAGGTGATTATATCGAGTTCCGCCAGGGTGAAGACAAGAAATGCAAAGAGTACTGTTCATGTGCGAAATGGTGCTCATACTGGAGGGAAAAATATGGAGAACAATGTAGTAAAGAATAATTCCAAAGGATATGGATATAATTACGCTTCTTTAAGCGATATTGCAAATCAGGGATTTGTGATCCCGAAAATGAAGACCGGAACAGAAAACGGCAAAGAATATGTTTTCTATAAAGATGGCGAAGAGTGGATCAGGGGAGCAGAAATTATCATCCCTGAAAGCAAGGGCATGAATAAAGCGCAATTGTTCGGCAGCGCTTTAACTTATGCCAGAAGATACACGACCTTGATGGCATTGCAGCTAAGTTGCGATGATGACAAGCAGATCGAGGATATCAAGTCAGACGGAACCAAGAAAACAGGAGCCACCCAGGATATCAAGTCAGAAGGAAATAAGAAACCTGGTGTTGCGCAAATGTGTATCGAGATCGAAAAGATGTATTCGACATTAGAGATATCCAAGATCCTGGAACACTACCAGAAGATGTCTTTATCGGAACTTGATTATGGCATCTTAGAAAAATACTACAGATCCAGAAATGAAAAGCAGGCGAAGTAAAGCCACAGATATCTCCCAGAAGGTCAAAAAGGCCGTCTGGGAAAGAGATAAGCACAGATGTATATTCTGCTTCAGTCCGTACGCAATGCCCAATGCTCACGTTATTTCGAGGGCTAATGGCGGATTAGGGATTGAGCAGAATATCGTCACTGCCTGTCTTGATTGCCACAACAGGATGGATCAGTCACCGCAAAGAAAAATTTACCTCAAAATTGCGAACGACTACCTGGATTCCATCTATGGAGAAAGAAAGGATCTTGTGTATCACAAATGAAAACGATAGCCGAAACAAAGTTTATAGGCAACCAGGCAATGATATCTTCTCCGGTTGCCTTCAATATGGAAGATGGAGAATACCTGATAACCATTGAACCGAAGAAAAAGAAAAGATCCATAGATCAGAACCGCTACTTCTGGGCACTTGTCGGAGAGATAGCCAGGAAGGAGAACGGTGATCTTAAGGATATCGATAATCTGTACACGAATCTATTACAGATAGCTGGCGCAAAATATGAAACACTGATCATCAAACACGAAGCTCTAAACCGCTTTAAAAGTCTTGTAAGACACGTAAAGGTGATTAGGCAACAGATGGTCAACCATGAACTTTATGACACGATATACGCCTTCTATGGCTCTTCTACGTTTAATACAAGTGAAATGGCCGATCTGATCGATACAACTCTCAAATACGCAAGTGAAGTGGGAGTTGAAGGAGTAGACAATTACTGGAAAGGACTATTAAATGATTGAATTAATCAAAGATTATCTCAAGACCTGGAGGAAGGCTCCAGAGATCGTAAAAGAACTTAAAAACAAAGGTGTTTATGCAAAAAATCTGAAAGTTCTAAACAGGAATTTCAGAAGATCTGTAGCAGAGTACAACAGATTCTATGGCTCAGGAGAAAGGGAATTCTTCCTGGCACATTCCAATAAAGGATATAAGTTAACATCCGATCCGAAGGAAATAGCAGCTTCGCTTCTGGATGATCGCAAAAGAGGATTGAAGCTTCTTAACAGATACTACTCAGGCATGAAGGCTTTATCAGAAAAGGATCAGATCACCTTACTCCAGGGAGAAGAAGATCTGTTTGAGATCGTTTCAAAGTTAGGTGAAATATGAGAGTCGACAGTGCAGTATTCTATACAAACTGGCTAGAAACTATAGAGGAAATGGATGATGATCTTCAACAGCTGGAAGCGTATAGAGCAATTCACAGATACCAGGCTTACCATGAGGAACCAGATGTACAAGGAGCGCCAAAACTCATATTCATGATGGCAAAACCTATTATCGATGATCTTTATTCAAGAAGGGTTTCGAGTATTGAAAAAGGTAAAAAGGGAGGCAGACCCAGGATAGATAAATCCGGCGAAGAACCGGAGGATAAATCTAAAAACCGAGGGTTATTTCAAAAAAAACCTACCCTTTTAAAAGAAAAAACCTACCCTTTTTCGGAAAAAAACCTTTATGAAAATGATAATGATAATGAAAATGATAATGAAAATGTAAATGAAAATGATAATAATATACGCTTCGCTAAACCGTCTTTAGAACAGGTTCGGTCTTATTGTCGTGAACGAAACAACGGTGTAGATCCGGAACAATGGTATGACTATTACTCTTCCAATGGCTGGAAAGTAGGAAAAAATTCTATGAAAGACTGGAAAGCAGCAGTCCGCACTTGGGAAAGAAACTCGTTTAGCCAGAAGACTGTATCAGACGATCTTCCTACATACGATGCAAGTAAGAACGTACCGATGAGCAAAGAAGAAAAAGAAGAATTATTGAAACTTATGGGAAAGGGAGAAGATGAATAAAGTATTTTTAACAGGCAGAATAACCAGAGATTTAGAAGTCAGGAAAACACAGCAGAACAAGTCTATATTGTCGTTTTCTATCGCTGTAGATAAAGGCACTAAAGACCAGGAAGGCAAAAGACAGGCTATTTTTATCGACGTTCAGGCTTGGGAACATACGGCTGATTTTTTAGAGAAATATGCCGGCAAAGGAACATTGATCGCTGTAGAAGGTAAGATAGACAGTTATACCGGAACTAATCAGCAGGGACAGAAGTATCAAAAGACTCACGTAGTAGCTAATCAGGTCGAAATCTTAACATGGCCTCAGAAAGATGAAGATCCTGTTGAGACCATAACCAGGAAGCAGGATTTCACAGGCGGCGGATATGAGGAAATCAAGTCAGAGGATCTTCCGTTCTACTAACAAGTATTACGCTAAACGTATCACAGTAGATGGCGATACCTTCGACAGCAAGAAAGAGTATCAAAGATATTGCGAATTGAAGCTTCTTGAAAAAGCACATCAGATCGAGAAGCTTCAAAGACAGGTCAAATTTCCGATCATAAAAAAATCCAAGTATGGTCGGGAAATAGTCTATATCGCTGACTTCGTTTATTACGAGAACGGGAACATGATCGTTGAAGATGTGAAGTCAGAAATAACAAGAAAGAATGGTGTCTATCGATTGAAAAAAAGATTGGTTGCAGAACTTTACTCGATAGAGATCAGGGAGGTGTAAATGGAAGCTAGATGGCACATAGATGATTATGATTACCGAGGGCAACCACTTGTCGATCTAATTCAATGCCCTAACTGTGATGAATACCTAGATGATTTTTATGATACTTGCCCTAATTGTGGCACGAAACTTGAATACGATGAGCCATGTTCATGCAAGGCTTTCAAGGGGGAATGGTAATGACTGATAAACAGTTGATTAAAGCATTAAGAAACATTAAGAAGTATTGTGAGGATCAAGAGGCTTGTGCATTTTGTAAGTTCTATTTTGATAACGATGGTTCGTGGGGTGACAGCAAATGGATAATCGATGATAAAGGAGCAATTTGCTATCTTGATGATAATGCGTGGGTACACTACAAAGACATTGGTGGTATTGAATTAAGACCAATGCCAGAAAAACTTGATATTTATTCATGGTTTAAAAAATATCATAGTGGCGGTGATGTTGAAACTCGTGATGCAAAATGTTACGGATGGAATAAGTGCATCGATGAAATATTAGGAGAAACAGAATGAAGACTATATATAACAGATTTGCTATTATTCCATTTCATTGCACTGATTGTCATAGATTCATTTGGTTAGAAAGCTATCGCAAAGCTGAAGTGTTTACAGATTTACCGTCATGTTGTCCTGCATATATTAAGAAAAAGATATGTAAGGATTGTTTGAAAAAATATGATGTAAGGATAGGAGAAACAGAATGAACACCAAAGAATATGAAATCATGGCAGAGCACTTTGGAGCGCCTTGTGATTATGCGCATTCAGATGGAACTGAACTTACAGAAAAAATGGAGAAATGGTGTGAGTTGTTTTGTGGGATAGTATCTGACGCTGATTGCTGGCGGAAGTGGTTTAAGGAGGAACAAAAATGAAGGCGATTATACTATTAGACGATATAGAGAACGTTGAATTTATAACGGCTGATGTAAAACTAAGATTCGAAGGTGATGTTGTTGGGATCTATGATGGAATACAACTAAAACCTGTGTCGGAAAAAATTTTCAAAAAACTGTCAAAAGAGGTTGAACAATGTTCTGGGTAATCACTGCATACTGTGTTATCGGGGTAACACTAATGTCTGCGGTCCTGTTTAATCTAACTAAGATCAAGGAAGATGCTGAAGACAGTAGCACTTATGACAAGTGGCTTGAAGAAAAGAAACAGGAAATAGGCAATAAACTCAAGAATCAAAAGAAATACCTTGAGCACCTGGATGAGAAATATTCACAAGGTGTCATTCTTGATGAAAACTACAAACTGGAGTTTGTATCTATACTAAAGAATATTAATGAGATCATTGAAGAAATGGATGATCTAGATCTGTTTGAAAAGAAGTAATTCTTGTTTTAAAGGAGAGGTTCATGAATAAAGAAGCTGTTGAAGCATTTAAAAGAGAATTAAGAAACTACAGTTACTATAAACTCAATCTGGAAGGAACTATCAAACTGATTGATATGAATGAGTATCTCCTTGAAAATGTTCATGGCGTAGATCCGGGCAAGGAGCCTTCCGGTTCAAGTGGATCAGTTCCCTGGGTGGAAAGTGATTCTTATCACAGGATACAAAACGAGTTAGAAAAACTAAATAGTCGGCTTAAGCTCAGGATCAGCCAGGTTAACTATATTGAGTCCGTTCTTGATCAGCTCGATCCGGAAATAAGGGAAGTGTGTATTCAGATTTATGAGTATGGAAAGTCCTATGAAGAAATCGCCTATAAGAATCATCTTTCCGTTGGCGCTTTGTACAAAAGAATCGAAAGAGCTTTAAGACGTATTCCGTAAAAGTGAATCCATTCACCTTTTTTATGTGGTAATGTGATATTGTAAAAATCTTTGGAAATAACACTGGATCAAGGCAGGTAAAACTGTCTTTTTTTGTGGAGGTAATTATGAAGTGTCCTAAATGCAGAAGAGATATGAATAAAGAAACAGACGGCAATCACAATTACTGGTGGAAATGCCCTGAATGCCAGACGGAAGTAGGCAAGAAGAAAGAAAAGGAAGAGGAAAATGAAGGATCTTGATGCGGTAAACATCTATTACAAACCGTACATGTCAGAGATCGGCGGAGTAGAAACGATGACCTATAATCTGGCGATCAAGTACGCCAAAAAGAAGGATATCCTGTTCCTGTTCGGATCCGGAGACGTCAAGCAGCTATCCAGATTAAGAAAGATCGCTGATGTGAAGATCTACGATGAAAAGAAGATTTACCGCTGCAAGAGATGCCATATCGCCTTTGATACACCTATTCCAAAGAATATTATCGCTGATGATTATGTCCGGATGGGCCATGCCAACTTCGTTGATCTTGTAAATACCGGCCACTGGAATATGCCGGAAGACGCCGATCAGACAATCAACTACGGCGTATCAAAGAATACATGCAGATCTATTGAACAATTAACCGGCAAACCGTGCGGATATTGCCCGAATCCATACATCCATGAAATACCTAAACCGCTGCTTAAGCTCATTTCGCCGCAGCGTATCTCATGGGAAAAAGGATCCGAGCGCATAAAAGAGATGGCCAGACAGCTCGACCAGCATAACATTCCCTTCCAGTGGATCATTGCTTCCATGAAGAAAGAAGATATCGATCAGCTGAACAATCCAAGCATCATCTGGTTAAAGTCAAGGCTGGATATCAAGACATATATAGCTGATGCCGATTATCTGGTCCTGTTATCAGATACGGAAGGATCACCGATGGCGCCGCAGGAAGCTCTGATGCTGGGTGTGCCGATCGTAGTGACAAAGCTTCCGTGGGTGGATGATCTTAATATCGATGAGAATTACGGATTCTTCTTAAAGAAGGATATGTCAGATCTTGACGTTGAAGAGATCTACCGGAAAAAAGGAAAGTTCAAGTTCAAGTTCGAGCCGCCTGAAGATCTGTGGGGAGAATTGCTGTTAGACGGCAAGACCGAAAAGATAAAGGAGAGAAAACTGATGGATTTCTATAAAGTAAAAGCAACCGCCGAAGCTAAAGAAAGAGGCATTGAGATACCTGAAGCCGGAGGAATACCGGAATTAGGTCAGGAGTTCGAGATAACAGAGGACAGAATAGAGGCTCTGACAGGTAAAAACACTTGGGGAGCTATATTCGTATATGTCGAAGGAAAAGTCGAACAGAACAAAGCTGAGGAGCCCTCAGGAGATCCAAAGTCTAAGAAGAAAACAACCAAGAAAAAAGAATAGACCAACCATAGTCTAAAGGAGGGTATATGTCTAAGACTACCATATCAAAAGACACAACACTTACTCCAAAACAGGAAAAGTATGTAAGAAATCTGATAGACGGCATGTCACAGCGGCAGGCCTATATGGACGCATATCCAAAAGCAAAAAAATGGAAGGAATCAGCCATAGATAGCCAGGCATCCATACTGATGAGTAATAGTAAGGTTGCCAAAAGGTATCGTGAATTATTAGATAAAGCTTCAGATAAAGCGATTATGAGCTCGATTGAGCGCAAAAAATGGCTTACCGATCTCATTATCAAGGGAACGATTGTCACGGATGGCGTTGATGTGCCAGTGAATTCATCTGATCGGCTTAAAGCTTTGGATATTCTAAACAAGATGAACGGCGAATACATCACCAAAGTTGAAACGACTGATGATGGATTCAATATCAATGTATCGATAGGATATGAAAAGGAATCTTAATATCCGCATATCGCCAAGTGAATTCAACAGAAAGTTTCTTACCATTTTAGATCAGCTTGATAAGCGATATATCGTTTCATATGGCGGAGCCGGATCATCCAAATCATATTCTGACGCTCAGATCCTGATCTATTTAGCTTTGAAAGAGAAGCTATTTAATCTTCTGGTTGTTAGAAATGTTGCCAGGACAAACAGAGATTCGACTTTTGCCTTACTGAAACAGATCATCAGCAAGTGGGGATTATATCAGTATTTCAAGATCAATACCGCTGATATGCGTATTGTGTGTCTGGTAAATGGCAATGAGATCGTCTTTGCCGGATGTGACGATGTAGAAAAGCTCAAATCTATCACCTTTACCAGAGGAGAGCTTACTGATGTATGGTGCGAAGAAGCTTCGGAAATATCTGAAGCTGATTTCAATCAGTTAGATATCCGTTTGAGAGGATCCAAGACCAGGAAACATATCTTTCTGACCTTTAATCCAATTGATGTCAATCACTGGCTGAAAAGAAGATTCATTGATGATCCAAAAGACAACGTCTTTGTGCTTCATTCAACATATAAAGACAATGAACATCTGGACGATGACTATATAAAGCTGCTTGAATCATACAAGGAAACGGATCCTTACTATTATGATGTCTACTGTTTAGGAAACTGGGGTGTGCTTGGCAACTCCATTTTTGATAAAAACAAGATCAATGAAAGACTGCAGAAACTGAATAAACCGGTAATGACCGGTTATTTTGTTTACGATTACGACGGTTTAAGAATAACCAACATCCGTTTTGTTAATGACGAACACGGAGAGATCAAGATCTATCGATTACCGGAAGATCTCAATTATTGTATCGGTGGTGATACAGCTGGAGAAGGAAGCGATTACTTTGTCGGCCAGGTTTTGTCACAAGATGGCATTCAATGTGCTGTTTTAAGACAGCAGACTGATTCAGACTTGTGGACAAAGCAGATGTATTGTTTAGGCAAATACTACAATAACGCTTTAATAAATATCGAAATAAACTTTGATTCACTTCCAATCAGTGAGCTTGAAAGATTTAACTACACCAATATGTATATCAGACCGATCGATGATACGGCTTTGGACAGATACAAGAAGGCATATGGCTTTCGTACAACTTCTTTTACCAGGCCAAAGATCCTCAATCATCTGGTCGAGATCGTCAGAGAACATACAGATTTTTTCAACGATCGTTTGACTTTGGAAGAAATGCTGAGTTTTGTAAGAACAGAAAAAGGAAGATTTGAAGCACAACAGGGAGCACATGAT